GTGTGCGTGCAGCGTGGATGCACCACGATGTCGTAGGACTTCAGCCACTCGACGCCCTCGACCACCGAGTCCTTGCCCTTGACGGCCGGCATGATCTTCGGGAATCCGTTTTTGCGCATGTGGCTGATGGTCTCTGGCCTGGAGCTGTCAGCCACCATCGGCCACTTCTCGGCCTCCGGCACGGTCATGAACAACTCTGGCGTGTTCATGATCTCGCAGCCCACCATGTAGGCCTCGTGATCGATGTACAGCGTGCGGCCGACGATGTGGCAGCGCACCAGGACGGTCGGATCGGTGGCAAAGCCCCAGTCAGCGCCGAGCCTGTGGATGGCGTCCTTCGGTGCCTCGAACTCCTCGATGCGCCAGTTGCGGAAGACGCGCGCGCTGCTGTTCTGCAAGTAGCCGCCACGCCAGACGTGAGCGTACTTGTCCGGGTCGCGCGCCTTGTCGTACTCCATCTCGGCACGCAGCACGTCCGGGAACCAGGGGTTGTCGTCGAAGTTGACCTCCAGCACCACCGAGTCCGGTGGTGGCTTGTCGCCACGCAGGAGGTGGTCGACTGGATCGCTGGCCTGGCTCGGGTTCCAGGTGAACCACAGCTCAGAGTCTGGCTTGCGGATGGTCGGCCGCAGAAGGTCCAGGCTGCGCTGGGACAGGCTCTGCGCCTCCTCCACCCAGGCACGGTCGTAGCCCTCCAGCGACTTGATCGAATCGGCCGTGTGGTTCTGCATGCCCTGGAAGATGATCAGGCCGTCGCCGCGTTTGGACTTGATGACGGCCTCCTGGACCTCGAAGTAGGCACCAGCGTTCATGGCCTCGATCTTCAGCTCCAGCAGGCGCTTGACCGACTGCGCCAGGGACTTCTGTACCTCGCGCACGCAGACCGACCGGCTGGTCTGGTCCATGATGTGCGCCTCGATCAGCATCTCGGCAAAGGTGTGCGACTTGCCAGAGCCGCGGCCGCCGAAGGCTGCCTTGTAGCGCGCCGGCTGGAGCAGCGGCAGCGCCCATTGTGGTGTCTCGATGCGCAGGGTCGTCACTTGCCAACCACCACGCGCTCGATTTTCTGGATGGCCAGCGGCCGGTCAGGGTCGCCAGTCAGCTCCAGCTTGTCGCCGTACTTCTTCGGGGCCAGCTTAGACAGCAGCCACTTGCGGGTGTCGACCTGGAGTTTGGCGCGCTGCACGTCCACTGCGATCTTCTTCTTGACCACCACAGGCTCGCCTTTTGCGTTCAGTTCCTGCTCCTCGATCTCGGTGAAGGCCTGGTCAGCGATGGCCATCGTCTCGTTGGCCAGGCGCTCGATCAAGTCCTCGCGCGCGCGCGCGTACTCTGCAGCCAGCTCCGGGTCAAGATTCAACCAGAGATTGAACGTGCTCTGCGGCACTCCGGCTGCTTCGCAAGCCTTAAAAGCGCTCAGACCGCCACGCATGCCAGAGAGCACCAAGGCGCAGATGTCGGCCTTGTTCTCGTACTTGCTAGGCCTGGGCTTTGCCGCGGCCTTTGGTTTGTGGGACTTTGTGGTCATGTCTCAATTCTCCTCTTTTTCCAGCCGGTTGGCCACCAGGGTGGCGTAGCCAGCGATGTCGACCCAGTTGTCGGCGTAGTTCGGATCGCCGTTCAGGATGCGAGCGATCTTGTGCGCCACCATCTCCAGCGCCTCGATCTGGTCGTCCTGCAGTCTTTCCCAAACCGCTGTCGCCTTCATCACGTCCTTGATGTCCTGGCTTATCTTGGCATGGCCCTGAAAGCTGCCATACCGACCTTCACGGCCGGCCAGCATCTCGTTCACGTTTGTCTGTGTCATGGTTTCTCGCTCATGTTCGGAGTTACAAGATCATGCCATTTTCGATGGCATGTGCGGCAGAGATACGCAACGGGCCAGCGGTTGGCCTCGTCACCGAATAAATACTGTGGTGCCCAGTGGTGCAATTCACCTTCATTTGCATCGCACACTTCGCATTTAATCTGGATTTGTTTTTTCTCAATATATTCTGCGGTTTTTGTTTTGACATATTTCAACGGTCCATTTTCTTTTGCATATTCCTGTGCAATTATTTTCTTCACATATTTTGCGAATACTTCACCGCATGCATCGCAGTAGATCGGATAGACAGTCGCTCCTGATGCAATGTTGGTGATGCCGATCTTGAGCTGGTCTGATCCGCATGTCTTGCACTTATCCACAGGTTGCTCCTTCCAGGTCGAAAAAATCGCACATCGTGGCTGGGACAATGGGACACACCCTAAAGGTGTGTGTCCTGTCCTGTCCCAGGCTGCCTCGCCTTGTCCTCGGGACATTTGTCCCAGTTTGTCCTGTCTTGTCCCATTTGTCCCACCCTACTTTTCAGTCCTTCGGACCATCAGCGTTGCTGCCGTTGCGTTGTCTGAGACAACCCAGCCATGCTCGTGCGCCACAATAATCTGAGCGTTCAGCAGGTTATAAATCAGCCGTCCTTTTTTGCTTTCCTGAGCGTAGGTTTTTGCTGTCGATTCTGTCAGTCCTTCGTTTGTCGTAAGATATTGAAGCAGTGCGCTGCGCGACAGATAAGGCATTTTGTCTCGGTCTTCAGCGCCAGCATGCCACCATGCATTTGTGAATTTCCGAATATCTTTTTGAATCTCAGATTCTTTTTTAGGTTTTTGCTCAGGCGCATTTTCTTCAATCACGAATACTGCGCCTTTTATTTCCTCGCCATCCTCATCAATCCATCCAAGCGGCACCGTCTCCAGCTTGCCGAAGAACGGATTGGGAGGCTCTGCGTCCTTCATTTTGGTGCAGGAAATCTCGATGCTGTTGTCGTTCTTGGAGACCAGGATCGATGCGTCCAGCGAGGCCTTCCAGGCGCTGGAGCCGCGTGCGCGCTGCTTGGACTCTGCTGCATGTCCGGTGTGGTGATTGAGGCACACGCTGGCGCTCAGTGCTCGGGCCACGATGTTGCATGCGTTGAGCATGTTGCGGGTGTCCTTGGCGCTGTTCTCATCGCCACTCATGTGGTTGTTGACCGTGTCGATAAAGATCGCTACCGCATCGTCCTGGGTGATCTCTCTCACCGCGTTGATGATCTGAGCTGCAGCGGCTGGACTGTCGATGTCGATCGCCTTGTTCGAGATCAGCAGGTTGTCCAGATTCTGGACGCCGTGGGCCTTGCACCAGGCTGTGACGCGCTGGCGCAGGCCATAGTTGCCCTCGCCTGCCATGTAGACCACCAGGCCGGCCTTGGTCTTGTGGCCATGCCATTGCAGGCCGGCAGCGATGTGGCAGGCCATGTCCAGGGTGATGAAGGTCTTGCCGGACCCTGACTCGCCGTAGACCATGCTCACGCCGCTGTCTGGAACCCAGCCTTTGATGATCCAGCGCAGCGGAGCAGGCTGGCCAAGGTAAGACGTTGCCCTGGTGAAGTAGTATTCCTGCACCTGCGCTCTAGTGGCCTCCAGGATCGCCTCGGCTGCATCACTGCCCAAGCTGGTGGCCGCAGCCACGTCCGACTCAGGCTCATATCGGCAGACCGATCTGACGATCTGGGACAGCTCAGACGATGGCAGTGGAATCTCGCAGCGGGTCTCGTTGGCAATGGCCAGCGCTGCCATGATCTCTGCCTCGGTCATGCCGTAGCGCCGCATGGCACCGCCCAAGGCTGTCAGACCGTTGTTCCGGCTGCCTTGGATCAGACCGCCGCCCGTGGTGACCGCCTGGCGTGTCTCAGGCTTGCGCATTGCCCTGTAGGACTGCAGCCACTGCTCCGGGATCGTGAAAGGTGCCACGCCATCGAACGGATCGGATGACGCCTCCCACTGGTAGCTGCGTCCTTCAATCGTCGATGGGAAGGCCACAAAGTACCGGCCATCGGCCAGCAAGTCCACACCTTCGGCCAGCTTGCAGGATCGAATTTCTGGGTTGTAGACGCCGATGTGGTGCTCGCCACCGCCTGCTGTCATCTGCATGGCACCATCTGACACCTTACCATTGGACTCCAGCCAGCTCGACCAGGACGAGTCGCCTCCATTTCTGGGGTCCACATCGAACACCACAATGCCGGAGCGCTCGCCGGCCGCAATGCCAATGTTGAAGTCTGGGTTCTGCGCCCACCACCTGGCGATCTGTTCCGGGTCTGTCGTGGCGTCTTTGACCCCATGCTGAGTGGCAGGCACCTTGCCATTGGGAACCACTGGGATGACATGCCAGCCCCAGGATGCATAGGTCAGTGCTGCTTCAGCTTTGGTTGTCATTGCGGTCTGCTTTCAGTGCTCCTTGTGTCTTGACTTCCAGCTCATACTGGCGCGCCATCGGCGGGGTTTCGCCCCAGGTGTAAATCACTTGTGGCCAGATGCCGAGCGCATCGGCCAGCTTTTTCACGCTGCCGTAGTGCTCGATTGCCTCTTGTGTCGTCATGCCAGACCTCTCTTTCCAAATAAATTTTCGCGGGGTGTTGACATCTTAACCGGAAACCGTGGTAAAGTTCAACCACTGCGCGAACGGAATTGGCCGAAGGCGCAGCAACCAAGAAGGAGAGCCAACATGGCAATCAACGTGAAGACAACCGGCAGCCTGGCTGCCAATGGTGTGAAAGTCCTGGTCTACGGCCAGGCCGGTGCAGGCAAGACCTCACTGATCAAGACCTTGCCGCAGCCCATCGTGCTGTCTGCTGAAGGAGGCCTGCTGTCCATCCAGGACGCCGACCTGCCCTTCATCGAGATCAGCGACATGGAGACGCTGCGGGAG